TGAGTTCTCACCTCGATAAATGTCTAAATTTTTTATATTAAATTTGTAACTTAAATTAAACTCATATGGAATTAAAGGTAAGAGCCATTGATGGCATCGAGCAGAAGTCGGTTCAAGAAGTTGAAAATGAACTGCTTGAAAAACACGAGCAAGAAGTAAACTCAGAAGTTGACGAACAGACTACCGAGGTAAACTCGGAGGTTGACAATAATAAGGTTAGTGCAGAAACTGCACAGGCCACGGAAACTCAAGCCTCAGAGTTAAGTGAGGATGACGTTCTTTCATTTATTAAAAAGAAGTACGATAAGGAAATCACTTCGGTACAGGATTTGTTTCAGGCACGAGAAGAGTCTGAACCACTACCTGAAGATGTGGCTACTTATCTTAAATATAAGAAGGAAACAGGACGAGGGTTCGAGGATTTCTCTAAACTAAACAGAGACCTTGATACTGTAAATCCTGATAGACTTCTTAAAGAATATCTAATGGCTACTGAAAAGGGTCTTGATGAAGAAGACATAGACTCTCTAATGGAGGACTATTCTTATGATGAAGAACTTGATGACGAGACCGCAGTAAAGAAGATTAGATTAAAAAAGAAAAAAGATATTGCTAAGGCCAAAGAATACTTTGAGTCTGAGAAAGAAAAATACAGAGTTCCTCTTGAGTCAAGCGGGGGTTCTATTTCTGATGAAGACAAAAAAGCTTTAGAGGACTACAAGCAGTATGTACAACAGGCGACCACTTATGAGGAAGAGGCCAAGCGTAAAACCGATTGGTTTATGCAGAAAACTAACGAAGTATTCGGAGGTGAATTCAAAGGTTTTGAGTTTGCTATTGATGAAGACAAGAAGGTAATCTACTCTCCGGGTGATGCAAATGAGTTAAAGAGTGCTCAAGAAAATCCTGCGAACTTTATTCAAAAGTTCTTGGACGAAGATGGGTTACTCAAAGATGCAGTTGGATACCATAAGTCATTAGCTATCGCAATGAACCCTGAAAAGTTTGCTAAGTTCTTTTATGAGCAAGGCAAATCAATTGCAACAGAAGATGTAATACGTCAAACTAAAAATGTCAATATGACTACACGTAGCGCACCGGAAGTAACAAATAAAGGGGGAATGCAAATTAGAGCCGTTAACCCTTCATCGGGAAAAGGCTTACGGATAAAAAGTAAAAAGTAAATATTTAAAAAAAGAAAAAAATGGCAGGACAAGTAAACCCTACTCCGGGATTCGCATTACAGCCAAGCGCTGAGCAAGTCCCTTTATCGACTAACTATATCACAAACTTTGATTTCTTGAATCAGTATCTTCCTGATACTTACGAGAAAGAGTTTGAAAGATATGGTAACCGCACAATCTCTTCATTCTTAAGAATGGTAGGTGCGGAAATGCCTTCTAACTCTGACCTTATCAAATGGGCTGAGCAAGGAAGACTACACACTAAATATGTAAACTGTGCTTCTGCAGGTGCAGCAGGTGACCTAACGGCTACTATTACTGTAAACGACACTTTGTCTCCGGGCACAGGTGGTATTGCAGTACGTAAAGGTCAAACCATTATGGTTTCTGACAACGCAGGTACAGGTTCTAACAAAGGTATCGTTGTTGATGTTGACACATCTGCAGGTACTATTGACGTAGCTTACTACGAAGCAGCAGGACAGGCATTTGCAGGTTCAGCAGTTGTAAGTATCTTCATCTACGGTTCTGAATTCAAAAAAGGAGTTCGTGGTATGGAAGGTTCTTTGGAAGCTGACGATGAAATCTTCGAGAACTCACCAATCATCATCAAAGATAAGTATGCAGTATCAGGTTCTGATATGGCTCAAATCGGATGGGTTGAGGTAACAACTGAAAACGGTGCAAGCGGATACCTATGGTATTTGAAATCAGAGCACGAAACAAGACTTCGTTTTGACGATTACTTGGAGACTGCAATGATTGAAGCAGTTCCTGCTGAAGCAGGTTCAGGCGCTGCAACACAAGCAGTTAACGACCAAGTTGGTGACAAAGGTTCTGAAGGTGTATTCTACGTAGTAGAAAACCGTGGTAACGTTTGGGGCGGTGGATACCCTGACTCATTGACTGAGTTTGATACTATCGTTTCTCGTTTAGATAAGCAAGGTGCTATCGAAGAAAACGTATTGTTCATTGACAGAGATTTCTCTTTTGCAATTGATGATATGTTGGCAGGATTGAACGGTTATAGTTCAACAGGTGCTGCTAACTTCGCATCTTTCGGTTTGTTTGACAACGACAAGGATATGGCGTTGAACTTAGGTTTCACAGGTTTCCGTAGAGGATATGACTTCTACAAGTCTGATTGGAAATACTTGAACGACCCTACAATGCGTGGTGGTATGTCAGGTGCAGCCGGTTCAGGTAAAGTAAGCGGATTGTTAGTTCCTGCAGGTTCTACTTCTGTTTATGACCAAATCCTTGGTAAGAACGCTAAGAGACCATTCTTACACGTTCGCTACCGTGCTTCTGAAACTGAAGACAGACGTTACAAAACTTGGATTACAGGTTCAGCAGGTGGTGCAATGAATAGCGACCTTGATGCAATGGAAGTACACTTCCTTTCTGAAAGAGCGGTATGTACCCTTGGTGCAAACAACTTCTTCTTGTTCTCAGAATAAGAGGTTTAATATTGGGGGAGTGTCTTCAAAGACACTCTCCCTTTTTTTAATTTTAATAATATCTAATTATGAAAAAAACAGTAAAGTCAGTAGACCGTGTCTACAAATTAACGAGGGATGCAGCCCCTTTATCTTACACGCTGCCAACACGTAACTCACGTAGATTCCCATTAATGTATTTTGATGAGGCATCAAACACTAACAGAGCACTTAGATACGCAAGAAACCAAAAGAGTCCGTTTGAGGACGAACAGGATGGCAACTCCATATTAGACCCTGTAATCTTTATTGATGGTATGTTGCAAGTTCCAAGAACCAACCCTGTACTTCAGGCGTTCTTAAGTTATCATCCATTGAATGGTAAAAGATTCGTAGAGGTTGATGACGAGAAGGATGCTGCACAAGTTGTAGAAAGCCTAAACTTAGAGGTTGATGCACTTATTGAAGCAAGAGGTCTTGACTTGGAAATGATTGAAAGTGTTTCAAGAGTTTTATTCGGTGGTGATACATCTAAGATGTCAACTGCAGAATTGAAAAGAGACATCTTGGTTTATGCTAAGAGAGAGCCTGAAGATTTCTTAAACGTACTTAACGACCCTATGCTAAAGCTACAGTCTAAGGTTCATAGTTTCTTTGAGAACAATCTCCTTACATTTAGAAAAAACAGAAAAGAGGTATGGTACAACACAAGTTCTAATAAAACAAGAATGCTTGTAGTGCCTTATGGTGAAGACCCTTACTACTTAGTGTCGTCATTCTTATCAAGTGACGATGGTATTGAGAGTCTTAAATTGCTTGAAAAAATGTTGGATTAACCAACCCTTATTATAGGTTATGAGAGGGGGGTCTGTTTTCAGACCCCTCTTTTTTTTTACTTATCTTTGTAAAAAAGTTTACGATGATAAACACAGTAAGAAATACAGTTCTGTCTGTGCTCAATAAAAATAACTACGGATACCTATCGCCATCGGACTTTAACTTATTCGCTAAGCAGGCTCAGTTGGATTTGTTTGAAAGTTATTTTTATCAGTACAACTATCAGATTAATAAAGAGAACGCTCGTACCTCAGGTACAGGGCTTGCGGATATAACAAAGGGGATTGAAGAGGAGTTAAATATTTTCTCTGTATCTGCCGGTTTGTATAATCAGAGCGACAATATATATTTTACCCCATCACCCACAACGACAGGTAGTGACTACTACTTGTTAAATAAGGTATTGATTTATGATACCGTATTAGATGAAGGAACAACAACAGGAATTGTTGGTGGTCAAAATAAATTAATTGACTCTGCAGCAGACTTTACTGTAGATGTTCAGGTAGGAGATATTGTGGCAGTTGAGAACTCAGGAGTTCAGTATGTAAATGTTTTGTCTGTAGATAATGCTAATGAATTAACTGTATCTGCATCGGTAATTAATGCTATTGGATTACCATATGCTATATACAGAAGAGGTACAAGAATGAATGAGGTAGAGAAAGTAACTCATAGTAAGATTACTATGTTGAACAACTCTCACTTAACATCTCCTAATACCACATTCCCTGCTTATACAACAGAAGCAAGCATAATGAATGTATTCCCTGAATCTGTTGATTCTATTGGGCGAGTAATGTGTCAGTATGTAAGATATCCAAAAGACCCTAATTGGACATTTGTATCATTAACTAATGGTGAGCCGGTATATGACCCATCTCAACCTGATTTCCAAGATTTTGAATTGGCATTAGATTCAGAAGCGGATTTGGTTTTAAAGATATTACAGTATGCAGGCGTGTCAATTAGAGAGGGTCAGGTTTATCAGTTTGCTCAGGGAGAAGAAACACAAAATAACCAAGAACAATCATAATGGCATATATATCACAATATCAGTATTACGAAAACAATGGGCAAACGCCTGAAGATGCTAATTGGGGTTCGTACCAATATGTTAGCTTGTACGATATAGTCAACAATTTTATGTTGATGTATGCCGGCAATCATAATCTGATAAACAACGAAGAAAGATTTAAGGTTTTGTTTCACGCAAAGCGTGCTATACAAGAACTAAACTATGATGCCTTTAAAGAAATAAAGGTATTGGAGTTGAACGTAACAGAAAACCTCAGATATGTACTACCCTCTGACTATGTTAATTGGGTAAGAATATCTATGTATAAAGATGGTGTATTGTATCCTCTTAGTGAAAACGTACAGACACAAACATCAAATGCATATCTGCAGGACAACACAGGTAGAATACTATTCGATATAGACGGTAATATATTAAGACCTCAATTTTCTCATATTGATTATGATAGAATCACGGGGACTAAACAAAGTATTTACTTAGACCAAAACAACGCACAGTTTAACGGTATGCCCGGATATAACGTTGATGGTTCTTGGTATTTTGATTTTGAAGTTGGCGCAAGGTTTGGTTTAAATACTGAGACTGCTAATGCTAATCCTACATTCACGATTGATAAAAAGGCAGGAGTTATAAACTTCAGTTCAAGCGTAGGTAACAACTTAATCATACTTGAATACGTGTCTGATGGTATGGAAAATGGAGATGACTCAAGAGTTTCGGTAAACAAACTTTTTGAAGATTATATTTATGCTGCTATCGAATATGCTATTCTAAGTTCTAAGTTAGGTGTACAGGAGTATATCATTGCAAGAACAAGAAAAAGAAAAGGAGCACTCTTAAGGAATGCTAAGATTAGAATAAGTAATATTCATCCCGGTAGGTTATTAATGAACCTAAGAGGACAAGACAAGTGGCTGAAATAATATGGCAAATCTGACAAGAAACTTCATTTCGGGGAAAATGAACAAGATGGTTGATGAGCGACTCGTTCCTAACGGGGAGTACGTTGATGCATTAAATGTTCGTATGGGGTCTACTGAAGGCTCTGAGATAGGTGTAATAGAGAACACAAGGGGTAACCTTCCATTAACTCAGTTATCCTACGATGGTACGCCACTAAGTGGGGCGGCTCGTTGTATAGGTGCTTTTGAAGATGGCGCAATAGAAACCATCTATTGGTTTGTACACGACCCAAATTTCACATCCTCTCCAACAGGTAAGTTGGATATGGTTGTTTCTTACAACGATAACACTAATACTACTACGTATCACCTTATATCAGTTAATGATGGGGGTGGTGTAAATACTACACTAAACTTTGATAAGCAGTATCTTATAACAGGTGTAAATAAGATTGAGAACCTACTGTATTTTACAGATAACCTTAATCAACCTAAACAGGTAAACGTAACAAGAAACTACGCAAACCCTGTAGCAGGGGTAGATGGCTTTAGTGAAGAGTCTATTCTTGTAATTAAGAGACCACCTGCAAACTCACCAACCATTGTGCCTGAAGCAACGTCAAGCCAAGATAACTTCTTAGAAGATAGGTTTATATGTTTTGCATACAGATACAGATATGAAGATGGTGAGTATTCTGCTACGTCTCAGTTTTCTGAGCCAAGCTTTTTACCCGGACCATTTAGATATAGTTCTGCAACTGCATTGAATGAAGGTATGTTAAATATTACAAATCAATGTAAGATAACATACAACTCAGGAGGACCTCTTGTAAAGTCCGTGGATTTATTATTTAAGGATATGAATAACTCTACTATCAAGATTATTGAAAAACTTGATAAAGAAGAGTTGGGTCTTGCTGATAATACAGATTATACATACACATTTAACAATAGTAAGATATTCACTATCGCCCCATCAGGAGAGATTCTTAGGTTGTTTGATAACGTACCAAGACTTGCTCAAGCACAAACCCTAATGGGTAACAGGCTTGTATATGGTAACTATGTTGAGGGATATAATTTAGAGGATACGGATGGTAACCCTACAAAATTAGAGTACATTACTACGTTAGCATCTGAGGATATTGGCTTAAGTCAAATAGAGTCAGAGACTTCATCGGGTAACTACTCTTGGGATGGCGCTCAGGCAATACCACAATCCGTTTTAGAGGTTGACTTTACAGATGCAAACTTGATATCAGGTGCGGTAATAAATATTTTATTTAGGTTCTCACATAATCAATGGTCGGGTACTCCTCCATTCCCTATCGAAACAACAGAAGAACAAACTGTTGACTTCACATATATATTGCCACAAGATTTTAATAGCGTGTATGACCTTGCTACGTCAACTGATTTTCAAGAGAAGATAGGTATTGCAGCAAACATACAGACTATAGCAGATGCTTGTAATGGTCAGACGTTTACAGATTTATTTAACTGTATCGTGCCAAACGAGTTAAACGGATTATTCAAATATAGAAGTGGGATATCAGGTCCTGACCAACCTATAGCTATAATCACAAGCCCCGGCTCAAATGTTATTGGTTTTCAATTACCAACTATGGAGTTTGTAGATGACCCTACAGGCGGAAACATTACACAAGAAGTTTACGAATACTACTCTATCGCAACTGCTGACGTAGAGTTTGCAGAGATTGGAGACCCTTCAAGTTTACATAGTAATAGAGGTTATGAGATTGGTCTTCTTTATATGGATGAATATAACCGTATGACGACTGCATTAGTTAGTCCAAACAACACAGTTCACATACCTTGTAGTAATTCAGAATTAAAAAATAGCATAGATGTAAATATTCCTGTTGCTCAGGTAGCGCCAAGTTGGGCTAAGAGATACAAGTTCTGTATCAAACCTGACAAGAAGGATTACGATATTATATATTCAAACCTATTCTTTAGAGACCCTGCATCAGGTGCTGACTATTTCTTACTTGAAGGTCAGAACTCTCAAAAGGTTGAGGTTGGTGATGAGTTGATTGTAAAGACAGATACCCAAGGTCCGAGAAACAATTGTACTTGGACAACGGTATTAGAGAAGGATGCTCAGATGGCTGACTTTATAGAACCTGTTGATGCAAACGGAACTATCATACCCGTACCTGCAGGTACTTATATGAAGCTTCGTGCTAACAACTTTAGCACAGAGGTTGGTGAACTTCCTGTGGTTGCATACGGAGAAAAGTCGTCAAGCGGTAGCGGGTGTCAAACGGTAAACTATCCTGTTGACACAGAAGACCCAAACACACCGGGTAGCTTTATTGACTATACACTTCCTGCAGGAAGTAGAGTAAGAATAACAATTAGCAACAACAGACGGGGTAATTTAGATTCATTCCTTGGGAATGTACCACCAAAGCATTGGTCTGTTGAGGCTAAGTTTACTGCATCACAAGAGTATCCAAGCTTCAAGGATTGGTTTGTTGGGGATAATGTTGCATCTTCATTAGAGGCGCAAGCTACTAATAGTGGAACAGGTGTGACAGGTCCGGGATTTAATGCAATTGATGGAACGTTTCAAAACTGTGGCACAGGAAACGTATCTTCTACGTTTAGACAGGTAGGAAATAGATACTACTTTAGTGTAAAGAGTAGTGAGGGTTATAGTGGAAAAAAGAAGAAGACTACATTAAAGATAGAGATTGAGGTTATTAGAACGGCAGACACGGTTGTGTTTGAATCAGACCCTCAAGATGCTGAACCGGATTTATGGTACGAAAGTTCTGTATCATTTGGCATAGGTCCAAACGGAGAACACCTTGGTAATATCCAAAATCAAAACTTTGGTACAGGAGCACCGGGATTAGTTAAAACTGCATTCTTTAATTGTTTTGCGTTTGGTAATGGCGTTGAGAGTTATAAGATTAATGACTCTCTTGTAGGCAAGGAACTTGTATTAGGTAACCGTGCCACAACAACTGATTCAAAACTATATGGTGAAGAGTTGCGATTTGCCGACCTTACTTATAGTGGTGTATACAATGCCGAGACCAATATAAACAGATTGAATGAATTCAATTTAGGATTGTCAAACTTTAAGCCATTGGAATTTGGGTTTGGTCCTATTATGAAACTCTTTGCAAGAGAGACGGATATATTGGTTCTACAAGAGGATAAGATATCTTACGTATTAGCGGGTAAAAACTTATTGTCAGATGCAGGAGCAGGTAATGCTATTGTGTCAACACCTGAGGTTTTAGGAACTCAGATTGCAAGAATAGAGGAGTATGGTATCTCACACAACCCTGAGAGTTTTGCTCAATGGGGTGCAGACAAATACTTTACTGATGCCAAGAGAGGTGTGGTTATACAGTTGACAGGCTCAGGACCAAACAATGATTCGCTACAGGTTGTATCAACGTTGGGAATGAGAACTTGGTTTAGAGATTTATTTAATACATCTTTTGAAACTCAGAAGTTGGGAGGGTTTGACCCATATATGAACGAGTTTGTTTTGTCATCCAACAATCAAGAATTACCTCAAGACATCCCTTGTGCGGATTGTGGTATCACTACTACGATTAACATCACCAATACAGAACCATACGAGTTGTGTTACAATTTAGGTACTTTGGTTGGGGATGTAGAGATTGTATATGAGGTTGTATCTGTATCGGGTACGTTTAACGTATCGGCAGAGTATGGTGGCTCTACATACACATCAGGAAATGTAAGTACAAGCGGTAAGGTAACCTTTGATAAGGCTAAGATATTAGAAGATGAGACAAGCATCAACATAACATCTACAGGGAGTTGTGTATTAACACTAACTGTTAATTGTCCATTGGCACAAGAGATTGATATTATATTGGTTTGTTTGACAAGTGATAACGAGGCGGGTCTATTTATTCATAATGATTACAGATGGACTGATAATGGATTTGTTTCTCCATTACATAGTGAGCAGATTGAATTCGGCTCAGGCGCAAGTCCTATAGTTTCTCAATATAATATTATTTCAGGACCACAAGGTGGAGGTACAATACCTGCTAATCAGGCGGTGATATCTATTAGAAGTAATAAGGTAGGTACGGATGATTTTAATTTTGATATCAATGCAGATAAGTTTAGATACTTAAGAACAAATACATTATATCAAAACACAACATCTGATATCATTGACTTGATTAGCGCAAGTAATACCGCTAACCCTATACAAGGGCCAACGCAGGGTAACACTTTTTACCAAGCGCAGTTCAATATGCCAAGTGTAGCGGGTGATAAGTTGTATATGATTTGGGATTACAGAAACAGTACACCTATTGAATTATGTCAAGGTTTAGATATCACAGAGGCTTGCTGCGGATGTGAAGAAAGTAGTGGTGGTGGCTCAGACCCTGACCCGACACCCGATTGTACAGAATACACAGTAAGCACAACATCAGGTTCAGGCATTGGATTCTCATTTGAAGATTGTGACACAGGACAGATTGTTGATTTGGCAGTTGGTGGTTCAAGTGGATATGATGCAGAGACATTCTGTGCACGCACGGGTAGTGTGCAAGCAAATGGACTAACGGTAACTACAAACGGACCTTGTCAATAAACAAAATTAAATTATGGCAACATACTATATAGACGGAACAACATTATCAAACTCAACTGCGGTGTATGACAACGCAGCAATGACGGTGTGTGCAGTAGATGGATTTTACTCAGACGGTGTAATCGTAAGGGAGCAGGTTAATTGTATCCTTCTTCCCGCTCAGACGTGCACTACGTGTGCTGAGCCTTGTGGAGGAGCAATTAGCGGAAGTGGTAACCAAGGTATATATCTTCTTGATTTAGATGTTGGAGGAACTCCTACTGATATAGGTGCGATTATCGTAAGATTTAATCCATTTGGTATACCTGATGGAATTAGAGCAACATTTGGTAGCACTATATATAATAAGATTAGTTCGCCTGTTGATGGGTATCACGGTTCAACAAGTAACTCTAACTATACATTTATAGGTAACACAAATGATGACTGTGGCGTATCGGGTTCTACATATACCCTTAACGAATTTAACTATACGAGTGGTTCTTTTCAACCAACGGGCAACACTCAAACAGTTACCGCAAATGCGGGCGATGTGTCTTTTAGTTCAAGCGACCCCGGTAATTGTGTTATGGTTATACCTAAACCAAATCCTACACCAAGCGTGGTGAACTTTGAATTTGTAGGTCCTTGTAGTGGAACTGCATTTGATATTAGCGTTTCGTGTCCTGCAGCACTACCAAGTTATAGCAGTACAACTGTCGCAAGACAGGGTTATTTAGGGGCGTGTGGAGACACTATTAATCAAACATATTATCACGCACCTGTAAATGGAACTGCAGGAGTTCCCGCTCTTTATGATTGGGTGTTTAGTGACCAAAATGGACAGTCAACTTTATTAGCAGGATGGTATAAAATAGAGAATGTAAACGGGGCACAGTACCCTATTGAGGTTGATGCTAATGGTATTATTATTACAATAGGAACTTGTGAACCAACATAATAAAAGAATATGGCAGCACAGAACTTTCAAGAATATACACTAACATATGACCAAGGCGTTCAAGGATGGCCTTCGTTCTACTCGTACCTACCCGATTGGATGATAGGTATGAACAACTATTTCTATACGTTTAAGGGCGGTGATTTGTATCGTCACAACGTAAACAATACGAGAAATAACTTCTATGGTATTCAGTATAATTCTACGCTAAGGTCTGTATTTAATGATATGCCACTTGAAAACAAGTTATTTAAAACCATAAACTTAGAAGGTGATGATACTTGGGGGGCTACGTTAGCTACCGACATACAAGACTCAGGATTTATTCAAGCGGGATGGTTTGAAAAAAAGGAGCAGGTCTACTACGCCTTTGTACGAAACTCAGGAACAGTTCCTGCGGGTCAAGACGAGTATGCTTTGCGTTCTCTAAATGGTATAGGAAGAAGCGATAGTGTTGTTGGTAACACAGTATTCTTTGATTTACAGTATAAGATAAATAATATTATATCTGTAGGGGATATGTTATACTTCGCACTACCACCCTATACAACACCACAACTTGCAGGTCAGGTGACTGCAATAAACTACGACCCTTTGACGGGAACAAATAACTTAGAGATAGATACAACTATTCCGGGTGCAGTACCAATACCAATTCAGGATGCGTTCTTTTTATTTATTAAAAATGCAATCGCTGAATCACACGGTGTATTAGGACACTACTGTGTATTTGACATAACCAACACCAACACAAGTGGTATCAACCTCTTTGCGGTAGAGTCTGAGGTTATGAAATCATACCCATAATTAGTGTCTTCAAAGACACGATTTATTTTAGTATCTTTGCATATGGCGTTAGACGTAAGAACACTTGTGGAATCTGACTACGATAATGTACTCACAAAATGGTGGGATGATTGGGGTTGGGAAGCACCACAAAAAGATTTCTTACCTGACAACGGAACAGGTGGAGTGATAGTATTAGATGGAGAAGAGCCAATATGCGCAGGATTCATCTACGTTACTAACTCTTCAGTAGCTTGGGTTGATTGGATTGTTTCGAGTAAGACATACAGAAAGAAACCACAAAGACAACAAGCGATTGGACTGTTGATTGAAACGCTAACAAATATATGTAAGAGTAGTGGGTATAAATACTCATATGCTTTGATAAAACATAAAGGGCTAATCGGAACATACGAGCAGCTTGGGTATATCAAAGGCGACTCGTACACAAGTGAGATGATAAAAGTATTATAATATGGCAGCATTTACAACTATAGCGGCAGGTGTTGGATTAGCAGCAACAGGTGTGACCACCGCAATGTCTTTCAGTCAAGCATCAAAACAAACAAAAGCTGCTGAAAGAGCAACAAGAGAGGCCGACCAAAAAATGGCAGAAGCAAGAGCACGGTTAGAGGTGAACTACGCTAAGTCTATGGCGGTTCAAAAAGAACCCTACGAACTACAAAGAGAAGCAGAACTTACAGGTACTGCTCAACTTATTGAGGCAGGTCAGGAAAGCGAGAGAGGTTCTCAAACTACTGCAGGAAAAGTATTAGCCCTTCAACAACAAGGTCAGGGTGCTATTCGCTCAGCAATGGGCGAGGAGTTGTCTGATATCCAAGGTATGATTATAGAGGAAGATTCTCGTAATCGTGATGTAAATGTACAGTTGGACTTAGGCGAAGTGGCAGGTAAACAAAGAGAGGCTGCTGAAGCAAAAGCAAGAGCAGCAAAAGCAAAAGCTGAAGGAGTTCAAGGTGCAATAAGTTTCGTAAAACAAGGGGTTGCAATGTATCCTATGTTTGGCAAGGGAGGGTCACACAACAAGGAGTTGACAGATATTAGTTCTGTTAACACGCAACCTATGTCCAATCCAAGAATGGATGCGTTAAGAAAACAGTACCCTAATCTATATGGTATGACACCAAATCCTCCGTCAAATTTTGGTGGTTCTCAATTTCAGATACCATCCAACTTACAAATTCAACCACTACAGTATGGTTTACAAAACCCTTCAATTAATGGTTTAAATATAGGGATGCAACCAAACCCATTCTACTACGGTCAACAACCTTATTCTTTTGGAGGATTGGGACTTGGAAGTGGCGGTAATTAAAATATAAATAATGGCAACAGGATACGCATATCAACCCACAGACCCGCAGGCTCAATTAAATTGGGCTGAGGTAGGTCAGAATCTTAGTAATGTTTTAAATGCAGAGGCTGCAAAGCGTGATGCAAAGGTTGCTGAGATTAATGAACAAACCCGTGAGTTTTTAAAACAAGCAGAGAACATACCTCAGGGTGAGTCTACATCTATTAGAGAGTGGGGCTTACAATATAGTGGGCAGCTTACAGAGGCGGTTAGGCTTCAGCAAGACCTTTTAAAAAAGGGTGATTTTAATACGACTGATTTTTTAACTGCAAGACAAAACCTTCAGGACGGTACAGACCAAGCATTTACATTGATGCAAGAGTATCAAGATGTATACGCAAAAAAGATGGAGCGTATGAAGAGCGATAACCCTGATATGTCATCTCAACAGTTGGAGGTGTGGCTTATGGAGAACGCAGAAGGTTTTGCTAACTTCAACAGAAGCCAACTTATGCCCGACCCAAGAACCGGTAAAGTAGTTGTTGGTATGAAGGTAATGAATCCTAAAACAGGGTTAATGGAGTTAAGCACAGACCCTAACGACAGACGTAGCATTAGCGCTTTACGTGGTCAGCTTATGGGTGAATTTAACGAATATAATTTAGAAGCTAAAACTGCCGAGTGGGTAGAGGGTAATGGGAAGTGGACTCAGATAATTAGAGATATAGGAACGAGAACCCAATCAGGTGTTATTGAGACTATTATGAATCCTATGGAAAAACTACTTACGGTTGATAAAACCGGTAAGAGAATATTTGATATAGAT